CACCGGTCTTGCGAATATTGTAGGGAGGATAGTTGGGAATATCCTTGGTCACATCATTGTGTAGCTTGGCCAGACGATTGAACTGTTCTTCAAAACCAACAAAGAATTTGTCAATGCCCTTGAACATTTCTTCAGGGTGTAGTTCAGTATCAAGTTTAAATGGTCTTGTTGCGATCATGTTGTCCTCCGATTACTTGGTTGCACAGGCTTTTTTAGCGTCAAAGTTCTGCATGGCATTGCCAACTGTGGTCATGAATGCATAGACTTCCTGACCCATGTGCTTGGCAAAAGCTGCCTGTGCATTGATATAGGTATCCAGAGGTTTTTTGATTTCTTCGTTGGAAACAAAGTTCTTGACGAAGTTAGATTTGACGTCTCGTACAGAGTCAATTACGGCGTTGTAGGCTGATAGCATGTTGCTTCTCCTTGTTAAGCGAGTTTATAAAATTGCTGCCCTTGCGGCGCAGCGGTTGCCGTGTACGATTACGGCGACAGTCTAACGTTCTGTCCGGTCAGGCCGCTGGTAAGCTGCCTGCAGTACGTCCCATCCCGTGGGAAATTATTCTGCGTCTTCTGCGATTTCAGCAAGACGTTGTTTCATTTCTTCGCGATTGTCATTGCGTTGGTCTTCGGGTACCTGAGGCAGTGCCTGATCACGAATTTTGTCGATCAGTTGTGCCACAGTATCATAGGGCTGTTTAGCCAATGCAAATAAAATAGCATTGGTCTCATCAATGGTCAATTCAAGTTTAATCACGCTTGCTCCTTATATCCACGTTTTTTACCGATATTATATTTAGCCTGCAGGTTCCACTGATTCTTCTCATCATAGTTCAAAATTTTGATCTGACTCAGTGGTGCCTGATCCATATATTTATCGGGATCAATGATGACGATCAGACCCCAATCTGCCAAAAGTTTGGCTATGCTGTTGCGGCGCTGAAGGTCGTTCTTGCTCAAATCAGCCTGCTTGCCATCCAGGGCAAACAGCTCTTTGAAATGTACTATGAAATAATGCCCCTGTTTGTGCAGTATGTGGCAGCTCTGATACAACACATTGCTGCGACGACTAGCCACGCCGATGCGAGTCAGTGTTTCACGGACTTTCAGAAAGTCGTCGGGCTGTGCCAGCTTGACTTCCAGGGGATGATATTCGAATGGAAGATCCAGGTTAAAAAAATCTGTCATGATTTACCGCCTCTGTTCAGTTTATTCGTCATATGCTCCAACTGAGCGTCAGACAACAGAGGCAATACCTGGCGGGCTTTGTCTATGCTATAGCCATAGTATTCTTGAACCGTTGCCAACACATCAACTGTTTCGGCTTTCAACCACTTATTGTAACGCTTGCGTGGTCTAACGGTATTTATAAGAAAATCGAACTGAAGACGACGCTCCAGATGTGGGCGACTATTCATTTCATTGGCATAGATTACGGTGTCGGCACCATAGCTCATGCTCTTGTTCACAATCCAGGCATTATACTGCCGCTCTGACCAGTCGTCCACAATCAGATTTTCCTTGCTGTGATTGATGGCGTTGGCAAAATCAAAGGGACTGATCTGCGGCTTTTTATAGACCTCTTCTTCCTGTACGCGGTCGACATCAAATCCCAGTGCATTTTTCATTTTAAGAAATCCTCGGCTTCTTCGTCAGTCAAAGGTCGTTGTATCAGAGTAAATAACAAGGGCGTGCCGTCGGGTCCGCGACGCAGCAGCAGCTGACGCAGAAACTTTTCTCCCTGATGTCGCCAGATAGGGCTGTTTATGATGTAGAAGCCGCAGTCATCGGCCAATTTTCTTATGTCATTGTTGATGTCGGTCTTCATGATGTCAACATTCTAATCAAACCAAAGGTATCAATGGCAGTCAACAGGCAGTAGTTAACCAGCATGCCAAATGATTTCCTAGTATAAGCAGCCCAAGCATACATGGCACAACCGCTGATCCACACAGGATATAGAGCAAGCAACGGAGGATTGGGAACAGTGATGGCCATGGTGACGCTACATCCAATTGATACAGCCCATGCGACAACCTCCACCACAAAACGGAACGGGTTACTATGCCAGTCATGACGAATCCAATCAAAGGTGGGTTTAAATAGGTCCAACAAATTCCTGCTCCCTGTAGAATTGCATGAGTTCCACGAACTTGGCTCGCACAGGTTGCGGATAGCAGTTCATCTGCCGCATGTGATCATGATTTTCATACATGGCATTGGCCAGCTCACGCAGCAGTTTAAGCTCCCGAGCCGTGCCGCGCTCATGTACTTCAAAATCATTCATCCTGGACTCCAAAGTCTCTGAGTACAAACTTCACAGCACGAATCATTTCATGACTGTGTGTGACATCTTCGGGGTGAAGCCATCCACCCTCTTGATATCTATCAAGCTGCATCTGCAGAGTTTCCAGATAATTTTTCAGAGTAGCCACAGTAATGCGATCCGCAGTTTCCCAGTCTAAGGTTAGATCCAATCCCAATCCTTCTTTGCTCATGATTTAAACTCCACCGCGGCCATGATTTCAGTAAGACAAGCCACCAGGTTAATCTCGGCATCAGCCACGAACGCTGCCTTGTACTGATAGTCTGCCAACAACAAAACTAATTGTGGAACCTGCTTGACCTGGTCGGTGAGCTGGTCATACAATAAGCGGAAGATGGTCTGTGGATCTGAATCAATGTTGTTCACTACCCATTGACGCATCTTCTTGAAGTCTTTTTCCTTCAGACTCTCCACCAGGTCCTTGACATTGGCCTCACGCATGTTCACCAGCACACCTTCGTCAATGACGCCGCTGACGCTGTAGCGTTGCAGTTCATTCAGGATGCGTCGATAGTCTGGAAAGTGTCGTTCAATCAGCTTGGCCACACTCTTGGCATCGGCCTCCACAGCCTCGTTTTTCAGGATCTCCATGACCCGCTTGAAGAACCCTGCAGCAATTTTCGGACGATCCGCAGCCGCAATCTTGAACTCCACAACAGTTGTTCTGCTGTGCAGGGGTTGGATAATTCTGTTCTTGAAGTTGCATGTTAGTATGAACCTACAATTCTTGCTGAACTCCTCCATGAAGTTGCGAAGAGCCGGCTGGGTTGAGTTAGGATTCAGATAGTCCGCCTCGTCCAGGATCACCACCTTGGGCTTGCCTGCGAAGCTAACTGTGCTGGCAAAGGCCAGGATATCTGTACGCAGAGTATCAATGTTGCCATTCATACTTCCGTTAATCACTATGTAGTCGGCTCCCAGCTCCTCGCACAGAGCTCGAGCCACAGTAGTCTTGCCCATGCCAGCCCCACCACACAACAGCATGTTGGGGATCTCACCTTTGGCCACAAACTGTTCAAAGGTTTGTCGCTGATCTGCAGGCAGAATACAATCAGCCAGTTGTCTGGGCCGATACTTTTCTACCCACAGAAATTGATCATCACGAAATTGCATATCAGTTGGTTCTTTCCATCACAGAATTTTTATAATAGGTCTCAGCGGGCTTGGGTACCTCTTTGCCCAGAGCATTGTGCACCACTTCTAATTCATAGCCAGTAGCCTTGAGCCAGGTATTGAGATTGTCTTTGAGCTTTACATAGTCCACATTCTCAAAACTCAGATCCAGATCCATGACGGTGTCATTGGTATTGGGATCAGTGGCAGTATAGCTAAGTCTTACTCGGGTATTATTTTTCATGATTACACCTGACTATCGGGTTCCATGGCCAACCAGTATTCCAGGGCCTTGGTTTCGTGTTTAAGATGGAAAAACTTCTTCTTGCTAATGGTTACTGCATAGGCTTCGGGTACTACCTTGAAGTTCTCTACTGCCAGGCGGCAATTAAAGTCAGCATCAAAGTCGCCAATGATGCGCTTATAACTATTGCTGCCTGCGGTCTTGGGATCGCCAACGCTGAGCGTTACCTTGCCCTTGTGGCTGACCACGCTGATGAACTTCGCACCAACAATGGCAGCTGCCTTGTTCAACATCTGCACATCTGTGCTGCTGATGTTGAATTGGAA